AGGTCCAGACGCAACACCCCTGGCCGCGCGACGTGGTGTTGCGGCGGTGCAGGTCGCCCGGCAGGTCGCAGTGGACCTCGGTGCCGTCGGGGGCCTTGTTGCCGCCGACGCTGGCGCCGATCGCGCCGCAGACCAGGATCAGGAGAGCTTGTCTCATGGCGTCTTCCGATGCAGGAAAACCAGGTAGATCACGACCAGGGCCACGGCCGCGCCCAGCGCTCCGTCCTTGATCCCTGCGTAGTACACAGCGGAGCCAAGCTGATCGGGAACGTGGTCCCACTTCTCCATGCTGGCCCGTGCTGCACGCAGGAAGCTCCGGGCCTCGTCAAGCAGTTCCTTCTGGGCAGCAAGGTCTGCCGGCGCCTTGTGCTCAGGATCGTCGCCCGCATGGGCAGGTACACCCATGATCAGCAAAAACGCAATCACCAAGGCAGGCCATCGTTTCATGGGCTTCCTCCGATTACGGCACGACGATCCAGCTCGGTGGGTTGGCGGCATACGTCGGCTTCACCGTGACGCTGACCGTGATCGCCTCTTCCAGCGCCTCGTTCCGGCTGAAATTCGTGACCATGCAAGTCGCCCGCAAGCCCTGGGAGCCGCTGACTGTGATGTCCCCGTCCATCACCGCGAACTCCATCGCTCCACGGTTGAGGAAGGTGTCGCGGATCGCGCCGAAGTCGTCGTCGGCCGTGTCCCAGACCATCTCGAACTCGATGGAGCCGTCCTTGAGCGTGGCGACCGTGGCCCGCCAGCCGGCGTTGCCGCGCGTGGTCACGTCCGCTTCGCCGGCTTCGAGGTTGAGGGTCACATCCTTGACGTTCTTGACCTCGTTCCAAACCGGGGCGGCATAAGTGCCGGTGTTCCGATAGAGCCGGGCGTCTAACCCCAACCGCACGCTCATGGGCCACCCTCCTCGAAAGAGCCATTCGTTGCCGGCGCTTGCGTCCCGCTGGTGTCGCCGCCAGAATGGTTCGCGTGGGTGAACAAGTACCTAATCGCGCCACGCAGCACTTCCACGTCCTCGCCGGCATTCCCGATGACGAGGTTACAGCGCGAATGAACGATGCCCCGAACCCGACCCGTCTTGTGGCAATGATCGATCGTCTGCCGCTGGGGACCGAGTGGTTTCCGACAGATCGCACACCGCCCGCCCTGCTCGGCCAGCATGCGGTCATAGTCCGCCGGCGTGATCCCGTACAGACGGCAACGATAGCGCTGGTAGTAAGCGGCTCGCTCGGCGCGCTTGAGCACATGCAGCTCCGCCATGCGCTGTCGTTCACACTCCTTGCACTTCCGTCGCCGTCGGGGCGGTCGCGCGCTGACGCGGAACTCGACCAGCGGCTTCTCCTTTCCGCAGAGTTTGCACTGAAGAACGCCACGGGCTTCGATCTCTTGCCAGACCTCATCGGGCCACCGCGGCGTGTATGGGTCCCCGCCTTCCCTGCGCATCCGCTGATACCGAGCGCTGGTGTACGCCGCCATACAGGCCTTGCATTGCCCCGAACGGCCATCCCGGGACTTCGGGTCGATGGCGAACATCTCCGGCGACTTGGCTCGGCCGCACACGCGGCAGGGCTTGGCCGGCGTCATGGCCGTCTGTCTCCCCGATCTCTTTCAGTGAACCGAATGCGGATTACCTGTGGCCGCGCAGCAAGCGCGCCAACAATTCGATCAAGCCCGGCGTATCGACAAGCGCACGCAAGAAGGCCAACGCCTCATCGTCCTTTTGCGTGGGGGTCCATTTCGCAACCCAACCGGCAAAATCCAACAGGGTCTGCAACCCTCTGCGAATCTCTTCAGGATTCATGGGATTTCCTCCTCAACGGACCGAGTCACGCCACAGGGCCGGCAGCTTGGGCTTCTCCGCTTCCAGGGCGGGCTGCATGAACGGCCGGGGCCGATAGCGCGCGCGCCGGGCCTTGCCGCGATCCTCGATCACCGCGTCGCCGCCATGCTCCAGGAGGCGGGGCGCCGGCGAGCCTTCCTTCGTCAGCGTCGGGCCAATGACGACGCTCTTGCGCTGCGGGTCATAGGCGAACAGGATGAACTTCCGGAGCAGACCCACGTGCGAATAGGGCGGCGACCCAGGCGAGCTCGTCCCCTTGCGCTTGCGGATTGACGTCTTGGCCCGCTGCCGCACGAACGCGCCGAACTTCGAGAACACCCGCCTCGTGCCGGCATCCACCGACCGCTTGACCTTGTCGCGGTCGAAGAAGCCGCCTTTCGCTGCCTGGAAGGTCATGCCGATCATGTGTGCGATCCACTCGGTAAGCAGAAAAGATCAAGAGAGTTCCAATGACGACGTGTGACGGCGATGGCCGGGATTTCGATTTCGTTCGGGAGCCAGGATCAGCTCCGCTTCAGTCAATCCCTCAATCTCATTGAGTCGCGCGAATTCTCCGAAAAGCTCAATTGCAGCGGCGTTATATGCCCGAGCGGCTTCCACCTCCGTTGGATAATTGCCGAGGAAGATGCTCTTACCGTGAATACAAATCTGGGCGCACCAGGGACGGCCAGGATAACCTGACGGACACACCCCTTTGAATCGAGACACGCCCCGGGCCTTGCGTGCATTGCGACGGTTTTCCGCTTTGGTGCAGATCCGCAGGTTCTCGCGGCGATTGTCCAGGCCATTGCCATTCTTGTGGTCAACGCATTGGCCTGGTTGAGCGCCGGCGAGCCACCGATGCATGAGAAGACTGGCGGCGACATACCAATTGGTCCCACAGCGACGAACACGCCATCGGAAAGGTTGGACGAGCGCTTGGTCTGCCTCGTCAATCAAGGCCACGCAGCCATGTGCCAGAGGAATTTCAACAACCGCCATGTCGGCTCAACCTCACGGTGAGTCCAGAACTTATCTCCAAATGCGGAACGTCAATGTCACAACGCTCGTGAACGAACGCAACTCCTCCAAATGCTCCAGAGCATAGACCGGCTCGTTCTTCACCTCGGTGCAGCGGGCATTCGGATAGCTCGCGAGCGGCTGCGTCCGAAAATGGTCGGCGATCTCCTCGACCAGCGTCATCAAGGCGTCGAGAGCTGCCTGGCTCATGTCCGTCTTCTTCTGGACCGCCACGTCGATCAGGTAATCGAACGTGTCGCGGTTGCGGTCGAGCGTCTTTGAAGCCAGCGACCGAGGCACGACGCTTACCTTCAGCTCCGTCATCTCGGACAGCTCGAACCTCGGCTGGTAGTGGCGCTCGGCGGTCAACGGCTGGCTGAACGGGGTCCCGTTCAGTTGGGCAACCACCGCGTCGGCGACGTCGAGGATCACGGCCATCTACTCAGTCCCCACCTGCTTGGTGTGAATCCGCAGCACCTTGCGAAACACGTCCGACCAGCGCCAGGGCGGCTCCTTGCCCGGGGCCATGACTTCGTAAATGAAGGTCTTGGCCCCCTGCGTCTCGCGGATGACATCACCTCGCTCGGGCAAAGTCGGCGACCCGCCGAACACGAGGTCCGCAGCGTGAATCAAGAAGTCGCGGTCGGTCCATTCCATCCGCACGCCGCCGTAGCCGTCATCGAGCTTGAGCAGCGTTCGCCCGACCGTCGCCTGCACCGCGACCTGCTGCACACCGCGCCGATAGATCACTGGTCGTGAGGCGTGTTCCTTCAGTCGGTCGGCCAGCCAGTCCGATCCGGTTTGCAGCAGGTCGGGCATGGCGGCCTCACTGGTTCATGCGGACGCGAACCGTGACATCGGCGTCGGCGGCGGCCTTGACGACCTTGCCGATCTGCTTGTTGCCGGCGGCCGTGGCCGTGGCGACGTTGGCGGCGTCGTCCCAGTACACGGTTGCGCCAGCGGCCAGGGCCGTGCCAGCGCCAGTGGCCTTGGCGAAGTCGAAGACGCCCTCGACGGCCAGAGCGCCAAGCTGGTTGGCCTTGATCGGCTGCTTGGCCACCCCGACCAGGTCGCCCTGCACGACCACATCGCCGGCGGCCACATCCGCCGCCGGCGTGTAGTCGATGGAGCAGCCCTCGTGAACGAAAACGGCTTGTGCCATCGGTTGATCTCCTTGGGGTTACGCCATCGCGGAGATGGAACATGGTCGCTCGTCCCCGCGTTCCCTTACACCCCGGCGGCCTTCACGCCGCCGCGGTACTCGATCAGCGAGCAACCGAAATCCGTATAGCCGCGCATTTGCACGCCCAGGGTCTGGAAGTCCGCCTC